TGTGAACGGTCTGGAACGCCCGGAAACCAGCGCCGCTTCGTGTCCTGATGGGCTGGAAAGGGTGCCGCTGGTGTAGAAATTACACCGGGATTACACAGGCGGGCCAGATCGCGCCGTGTTGCGTTGAAGGCTCACGGATGGGCCAAGGTATAGCCCGAAACGAAATAACGCAACAGCGGCAATCCTCGCGGCCCAGTTTCCCTAGAACGCGAACCCCACCCGCACCCGGGTCTCGATCCCGCCCGCATCGATCCCGACGCGCGCCTGGTTGACCTCCGCCCCCACCCGCACGACCCGGCTGAACACCGGCACGTCGCGCTCGATCCACACGCCCGCAGTCGAATCCGCCGGCGACCATGAAATGCCCGCGCCCCAGCGCTTGGGCGGCTCTGGCGGTGCTGCGGTGTCGACAGGGACATCGATGCCGCCGACGATCTGGCCGTCGGGGCTGCTGGCCAGGACGCGGCGCATGCCGTCGGGCTCGCGGATCAGGGTCATGTCGACGGTGACCGGCGGGCAGGGCTTGCCGGCCTCGGCGATCGCATCGGGCTGCACGACGACCTGTGCGACGCGTTCGACCTTGGCCTTGCGCGGGATCTGCTGCTTGGGCTTGGCCTTCGGATCCGGCCGGCGCTCGAGGATCACCGAGCCGTCGGCCTGGTGCTGCTCCGGCGCGGCGGTTTCCTGCACGGGCTTGGGCTGGCCAAACCACCAGCCCGCCGCGGCGGCGGCGAAGATGGCGATAGCGATCGCGGCGAGGGGCAATCTGCGCGGCATCATGCCAGCGCCTCCATTGCGCGCTGGTAGTACGCCCGCCGGTCGGCCAGGCCGTTGTATCCGCCATTCACCCGCCGGGTGATCCTGCGGAACGCGTCGTCGTCCGCCGCGTCGGCGAGATCGTTGAGATGGCGGCTGTGCCAGAACCATGCCGCCGAGCGGCATGCATCGACCACGCCCGCCAGCATCTCGGGGNGATCGAGCAGGCGTTCGTCGCCGTGCAGCGCGAGCGAGCAGGCGCGGTAATTGGCGCGCCCGGTGATCTGGATCAGGCCGCGGCCCTTGAATCGCACGCCGTCGCCGGGATGCACGTTGCCGAGGTCGGCCCGGCCCTCGTAGGCGCGGCCGGATGCGATCTCCTCGACGTAGCGCAGGCTGCCTGACTCGTGCGCGACTTGTGCCAGAAACGCCGCCTGGCGCGCGGGCGAGGTGATGGCGAACTCCGTCATGGCGTCATTGATCTGATCGATTAGCCGCTCTGGCCTGAATGCCCTGGGCATCACCGCCCTGATCTGATCGAGCGTGATGCGCATATCAGCGCCCGAACATCCGCTGGATCAGCAGCTCCAGCCCGGAGTTGCCCAGGCTGGCCAGCATCGCAGCGATGCCGATCTGCGCAATGAACGGCAGGCCCGGGAACAGCGCCAGCACCGACCCCGCCACCAGCGCGAGGCCTCCGGTGGTGATGCACCGCCCCAGCGCCTGCTTGAGCGTGATCGGCTCCTTGGTCTGCAGGATCTGCCCAATGGCGATCAGCATGCCGATGCCGGTGAAGACCAGCGCCTGGAAAATGTTGTCCCACCAGGTTGCTGCTGCTGCGATTTTTTCCTGCATGGTTTCCTCCGATCAGGTGTAGTAGCTGTCTGTTTTCACGGCGTAGTAGGTGGTCGNCCCCCACGCCGCCAGCGTGTGCGCGACATCGGCTCCGCCATAATTGATCTGCTGGCCGGATGGCGGATACACCTTGAGTGCGTTGGCCGTCTTGTTGAACACCGTGCAGCGTTCGCCCTGGGCGATGGCGGGCAACTTGACGCCGTCCGCCGTGCCCGCCGTGCTGCTTGTGACCTCGCACAGGCGCGCGGTGAGGGCGGTTGCTGTGCCGGCCGTTGAGCCAGCCGCAGCCACGCTTTCCTGCACGCTGTCAACCTGCGTTGCAACTGCATAAGCCGTCCACGCGGTGCCGTTGTAGAAATACTGCTTGTCCTCGTCGATCACGTGGATCTGCCAGCCGTCGGCAGGCGCATAGAACGCCCACGCGCCATTGGTGTAGTGGGCGAGCTGCTTTTCCTTGCCGGCCCATGCGCCGGTCGCGGTCGCCCCCACCACCCATACGCCGCCCTCGGTCGGCGAGCCCGGCGGTGTGGATAGCGACAGGGNGACGACGCCTCCAACAGTCAGCGCCTCGATCATGCGCAGCGCTTCATTGTGGACAACCTCTTTTGCCTCCTGGGAGGCGGCCAGTTCGGGCAGGCCCGCACGCGGTGTAGTCATTGATGCTCCTTAAACAGTGCCGGCCAGCGGGTAGCCACGTCCAACGCTCGCCGACAATTGATAGATCAACACCTTCATGCCGGGCTTCAGTCCGCCGAATAGCGCAGTCTGCTGGGCGGCGGTGATGGTGGCCGTGTGTGATGTCGCGGTGTAGGTAGCCAGCACCACGTCGGCGTCCGACAGCACATCGATCTCATACGCTTCAAAGTCCTCGGACAGCATCGCGTCGACGTTGTCGCGCCACAGCCCACCGATGCGCGTGCGTCGCAACCAGGTCAACGCAATGTCGCCGGAGCCGTTGCGGGTCGCCTTCAGGTGGCACGGCGAATAGGGCTTGAGGGCCCGGCCGAGCGCTATGTACAGGCACGCTGTGATGTCTACGGGGTCCTCCCCGACCGACACCACCTTGTAGTCGAACGGCCGGCCGATGTTTGCCAGCGGCATCGGCATGCGGTTCACGTTCTCGTCAAGCACGAGGAACCGCTCATTGCCCACATGTCCGTCGATCGCCCATTCGGTACCACGGCACCCGCGCAGAAACACGCTCAACAGATACGAGCCGTCGCCCTGGAGCACGGCGTTCTGGTAGTGCACGACCTCGTCGCCGATCATCGCCGGGTTCGCGCCCGCCAGCATCTGGTCGAGCGTCACGCTCTCGAGCGTGCCTTGCGGCAGGCTCACGGCGATGTAGGTCTTGCGGTCGATGAGCCCACCCGAGACGCCGCCACCGAACGGCCCATAGGCCGTGCCGAGGCGCGCGGGCGCGCGGCGTGTGGCCTCGGTTGTCCACGACGCGCCGCTGTCTGGCGAACGCAGAACGTCCGCCCCGCGCCAGCCGGAGTATCCCGTCAGCGGCGCAAGGAATCCCTCCGGGTTCTCCTCTGCGTCGCGCGCGAGCGGTGCCTCGAAGAACTCGTACACCGTGGCCACGGGGCCCGGCATGGAGCGCGCGCCGCTGGCGGTACGCGCCCCGGCGAAGGTCGCGGTGTAGCGAACCACGTCGGGCAGGTGCGGGACTGCCTCGATCTTGATGAGCCCATTCGCCCCCCGGTCGACGCGCTCGATGCGGAACGGGGTCTCGACGCCGTCGAACGGAATCGGGATGGTGTCACCCGGCTCGTACTCGGCCAGCGTGCGGGTGACGTTGAAGGTGAATTTGTCGCGCTCCCCCCACATCAGGTATTGATGCCTGAACGCGATGCTGTTCGCTTCCTCGGGCGCCATCGCCACAGGCAGGTCGACGTTCGCTTTCTGCGCGCTGCCGGACACGCCAGGCAGGCGGGNATACTGCAGCGCCTTGGCATAGTCCTGCTCGGGCGACGAATAGCTGACCGACACCTCGTTCGGCAGCTCCTTGTCCTGCGTCGTCTTGATCTCGTACCACGGCCGTGGCTTGCCGTTGGGCAGGCCGGCGCCGAAGTCGCGCCAATCGAGCGGAACGAGGGNGCGTGTCTTCGAGGTTGTCCACGCATCCAGGCCGTCGAGCCATGTATCGCAGTCGGACAGCTGGCCGGCGGTGTGCCACGCGCTGCCGAACTCCTTGACGCAGCACAACGTCTCGACGATCTCGGCGTGCCAGAATCCGTACCAGTCCTGTGTCGCCGGATAGGCGCAGAACGTCCCGGCCATCTCGCCGGTGGTGTTGTAGAGGTTCGACAGGTAGGTGTGGCACTTGCCCATCAGCGCCTCGCACGCGCTGTTCACCGGCGCCGAGATATTGCACATGCGGGTGTAGAGGGCGCCGCGCCAGATCATCGCCGCGAAGTGCGGCTCGTGGNAGTTGCCGAAAGCCGGCGTCGTCACCGAGTAGGCGTAGCCGCAGCACTCCCACAGCGTCGTGCCGTCCGCGACCTGTCCGCCGAGCGTGGTCGGCCACGTTGCGGGCTCCGTGGCGCCGCTGCTGCCGGTCTGCACGCAGCGGTACAGGTAGCCGTTCGCCACCGTCGGGCGGATCAGCGACGTGTCGCTGTTGAAGCTGCCGGTGTGATAGTCGGTCGTCGCCTCCCATGGCGCGATGGCCTCCGGGATCTCCGTGATGACGTAGTTCGGCCAGCCGGGCCACAGGCCGTTGAGCCACTGGTAGAAGTCGCCCGCGAGCGTCTTGGCCGTTGCATTGCCCGTGCGCCGCGCCGCGTTGGCGATGGACTGCATCGGCCGGTACTGATAGCCGGCCCACATCGTGTTGGGGTCGGTCCATTGCCAGGTCCACGTATTGACGGCGCCATATTCTTCATTGTCGGCGCGATACCAGACATAGACCGGCATCATCGGGCCGCGCGCGCCGTAGTTGGTGGCGTACTCGTCGGCTGCGTCCAGCAGGAAATCCAGCATGCCCTGCATATAGGTGGGCTCGCTCGACCGTGCCCATGCGTCGGGGAACTGGTAGCCGCTCCCAGGCGGGCCGCGCCAGTCCGAAATCTGCCCGCCCATCGTGATGACCGTGAAGGCCGTCACATAGGGCGTGTAGGGCATCGGGATCTCTGGGATCGGGCGCACCCGGCGAATCGTGAGCGTGTGTTCGGACGCCTCCCAATCGGAGATCCCGACGTTGCGAATGGTCTCGTTGACCGGGAATCCGGCATACCCGCTGCACGTCCAGGTGACCGAGCCGTCGGCGACGGTGTTGCCGATCACCAGCGGCCAGGCGGGCTCGGTCGCGCCCGAGGTTCCGTCGGTCGCCGTGTAGGCATAGCCGTTGTAGGTCGTGCTGGTGCGCCGGTTCCCTGCGCTGTAGGCGTGGCTGGCCTGCCACACGGCGGACACCAGCCCCTCGCCCGTGCTGATCGCGCCGTTGCTACCCTGTGAGACGTAGCGGCGGAACAGGNTGATCGGAATATCGAGCGTCTGGAGNGCGCTGCCGCCCGTCAGGGTCAGCGGTGCATACCAGGTGTCGTCGGCGTCGAAGTTGATCGAGCGGCGCAGGAACACCCAGACGCGGTTGACGGACGGCACCGAGCACCCGATTTCGACGCGGATATGCGTGTCCTGCGCCTTGCGTTCCTCGCCGCTGAGGCCGCGAATGATCTGGGCCTCGAACTGGCGCGACAGATCGGTGGCAGCCGGAATGAAGCCCGTGACGTTGCCGCTCAGGGGGTCGCGCCGCCAGTTCGCTGCGCTCATTCCCATGCGCTTCGAATAGGACGCCGTGCCGGTCAGGCTGAATGCGGTGGTGGTCGGCTGCGGACGGAACCAGGAGCGGCCGTCGTCGATGTCGCAAATCTGCTTCAGCGACTCGACCGCTGCTGCCCTGGCATCCAGCCAGCGCGACTCACCGGTGGCCAGGTACATCTCATCGAACGAAGCCACGGCCCACTCGGCAGCGTCAGGCGCGCACGAAATCTCGCCGTCGCGCAGCACGCGGCACACCGGGTCGACCTCGAACGGCTCATTGACATCGATCAGCGCGCCCGCGTTGTAGCTGTAGGCCACCACGGCGTCCAGCGCCGCCGTTGGCCCCGGCAGGTACACCGTCGACGGCTGAATGCCGTCGGGCGATTTGCGCAGCTCGAACGGGTATTTTGTGACGGCGACCGCGTCGCCGACGATCTCGGCGTTCGGCAGATCGGAAATCGGGAACGATTCGGGGTTGAAGACCACGAACACCTGGTTCGCCAACTCGCTGTAGTAGCCCGGGCCGACCGGGATGGTGGCCTCGACGCCCCCCGTGACGGGTTCGAAGCGCAGCAACGTGTGCATCCGGTAGGACTGCGCCTCGATTGGGGCGCGCACGTTGACCAGCCAGTGCGGCAGCCACAGCGTGGCGCCGTTCGGGATGGGGGCGCGATAGCAGACCTCCTCCAGGCCCTGCCACACCAGCAGCGCACGGTCAAGCCACGACTGTTTGCCGGTGATGCGGTAGGCGTGCGCACACGCCTGCAGCAGCAGCGTCATCCCCTCGGACGTTCCCGCCGATCCCGAGAACAGGCCGGCGCGGCCGAGCTCGCCGTGGTAGGCGTTGATGAGCAGGCCTTTTTCGTTCAGGAACACCCGGTCTTCATACTCCGGGCGGAACGCCGGCTGCGGGCGCTTCAGAAACTCGATCCTGCCGGCCGACTCGCGGATGTCGAACAGGTACGCGGTCTTGAGCGCGTCCAGAATATTCCGGCCAGCCGAAACGGAGTCGATGATGTGCCCAAGCACGTTATCGGACAACTGCGAACAGTCGATGTCGGCGTCATCGAGTCCACACATGCGACAGNCCCTGCCGATGATCTGGTGCAGCGGCGCCGGGCCGTCTGCGGCTTCGGTGATGCCGCCGTGGCCGTCCGCACATGCCTCCACCGTGACATGCGGCACCGTGTTCGAGAACGCCGATATGTCGACTTCGTTGAACACGATGTAGGCGCGGCCACGGAATGCGGGCGTCGAGGTCGAGCCCATGTATGCCTGCATCGTCGGGTCGGGCATCTGGTCGAAGGTGCCCGGATAGAACGCGATCTTGTCGGCGAGCTTGGCCGACTCCGCCTTCGTGTCATCGTCGCGCCAGTGCTCGGCGGAATACACCAGCACGGAGTTGAACCAGATGCGCTTGATCGCGCGGATCGGGCCCTTGCCGATCATCACCGCCCAGGTCTGGTAATGCCGCTCCGAATAGGATGTTTGCGTGATGGTCTCGCCGCCGCCGCCCTTGCCGACGTTCTGGCTCGTGGTGGTGGCCGTGACGACGATGCGCCGCGGGCCGAGCCACATCAGGATCGGGTTGACGCGCGCGGTGCCGGAAATGACCGGGATGGCCACACCCTCCTGCGTCTGGGGCAGGCCGTCCTGCCCCATCACCACGCCGCGCCGGTCGGATACGACGCGCTCGGTGGTGACGACCTTGCTGCTGCCGCCCCCTAACATTTAGCTGCCCTCCGGGATTCGATGGGCCGCGATGATGCGATGCTGCCAGCTGCGGCCGATCTGGGTCTCGACCACGCGCCCGATGCCGGCATAGGAATGCAGCAAGGTGTNGGGGCCGGTCTTGATCGCGACATGGTGCGGCCANGGGCCGATGCGAAACGTCAGCACGTCGCCCGCCTCTGCCAGCGCCGGGTCGGGCAGGCGCTCGAGGTGCGCGTCCAGGATGCGCAGCAGCTCGTCGTCCCGGGCGTGGCGGGCGTACGTCACATAATCCGCGTCCTCGGCGAGGATGCCCAGCTCGCGCGCGACGCACACCAGCACCCCGACGCAGTCGATGCCGACGCCTGGCACGCGCGCCTGGTGGTGATACGGCGTGCCGATGTACTGCCGCGCAATCGACACAATGCGCTCGCCGTGTTTGCTCATAGCACAGACCTCGCGAATACCGGGTCGAGGCCCGGCAGGAACGGCTCGCCCTGGAAGTTGATGGCGTTGTTGAATTTGGCCGCACAGGTGCCCAGAGTGTGATCGCAGCCCGCGACGATGCTGAAGGTGTCGCCGGCCTGGATCGCGGCGACCCCAGGGCGCAACAGCACCACGAAGCCCGGCGCGTACTGCGCGACATATTCGACGGCGCCGGCGTTTCCTCCAGTAAGCCAGGTCAGGCGCCCGGCACTGAACCAGCTCACGGCCTGTGTCAGTGCCGGGGTCTTGAGCAGGCGGTTCATGCTTACCGATTCCACCGCGGCCGTGGCCGTGTAGCCTGCCGGATTGACCAGGCACGGCTCGTCGCCGGTGAGGCTGCCGAACTCGGCGCGGCAGATGCCGGACGTGAGCGTGCCGATGTTCTGCTGCAGCAGCTGGATCAGGCTGCGCGCCTCGATGCTGTAGCCGTGGCCGTCGGGTTTCACGATGGCCTGGCCGGTATAGCCGGTGAACAGCCACAGCGTGGTTTCGGGCGTGACCGTCGCGGGCAGGTTGGCCCGGTCGACCTGGAATATCTCGACCCTGGCGTTGTCATACAAGCCGGAGCGGAGGTCCGTCCGGTGCTGCGCCGACTCGAAAAAGCCGTCCATATCGACGTTGCCGACGCTGTCCCGCAGCGAGTTGGTGATGGCCGTCGTGTCGTCAGCGCCGCGCGCCGACCACGTCTTTCCGGCGAACACCAGGTCCCGGCTGTTGGCGGCATAGTGGAACTGCTGGGAGTCGCGCCGGGTGATGCGCAGGCAGGTGGTGATCTGCGCCACCTCGGCGGCAAAGGCGGCGCGCAGGGTGGCGATCAGGGTTTTCACTGAGGCAGCTCGATCAGGGTGACCGGGCTGACGGAAAACCACTTGCCATCGTTCGTGAACATCTCGAACTTGTGGCGAATACGGTCTTCCTTGAAGCGCACCGGAACATGGAACTGGAACGTCGCCTTGACGACGGCATCCAGCGCGGGCGCTGCAGCGAAGGTAACGATCCCGGTGGCGGCGTCCAGCGTCCAGCCGCTGGCCTGCAAAACATCGTCGACATACACCGCGACCGTGCCGGCGATCGGCTTGGTGATCGGGCGCACATACTCGTATGCCGATTCACCGTAGTGCTTAACCAGCTGGAAGGTCGCGAGCGCACCCGTGCCAAACCCCAACAACTGCTTGGTGCTGGCCTTGTGGTCGGCCTGGTCCAGAAACCGGAACCCAATGGCCGCGCCGCGCACCATCGTGTGGAACTCGAGCAGCGCGTCCAGGTCGGCCTCGAGCATCCCGCGTTCGCCCATCGACCACTCGCGGCGCGGATCGTCGAGGTCGATGTTGCGCTGCTCGTGCCCGGTGCGCTTTTCTATGATGCCAGTGCGC